GTGTAGAGGTTGATATAGAGGTTGCCCGAAATCTTCGTATCTACGTTGCCCGCGCCATCGGTCAGGGCTACGACTTTGGTGGGGTCGGTGCCGTCAAAAGTTATTGCACGGTCGCCGTAATAGAACTGATTTTCTAAAGTTACGGGATCGGTTCTGCGGAAGAAAAATTGCCCATCGGGTGAAATGTTGCTGATTGCCAAGACGTAGTACATCGTCTTGTTGTCGGTGGAAAGCACCGCATCGACGAACGTGCCGCCTAGCCAAGCATCGCCATAGACAACCGGAATCGGGTTGTTTGCGCTTGGGGGGATTTGCTGCCGTGAACCGGGATCGACTTGGTTGGGTGCCTTGTTTGCCCCAAACGTGCGGGTGACGACGTAGGACAGCGCGTAGTTAATCGCAAAGGCGGTCGCGTAGTATGCGATTCCCGTTGTAGCGCCGACAATGGCGGCGGCAATCATTGTTCCGACCATTTTTTATTCCTTGCAGTACGTCGAGTCGATCTTCTTAAAGCCTCGGCTTTCAAGATCAATCTTAGGGCTTTGAGGCATCAGCGAAATGATGACAACCTCTGCCCGTTCCTGATCAATCAATTCTTGTGCTTTCTTGTTGTAGGCCAAAAACAATTTGCCGCCAATCGTTGTGTTCCTATGCTCGGGCGCGACCCACCAAGCTAGTTCCCTGACTTCGTTAACCTCGGGGCACCACACATTCGGAACCACGATCCCCGCTGCCATCCCGCGATATTCGTTGTCCACCAAGACAAAGCCGCGACCGATGATGAGCGAGGAAAGAAGACTGCGTATGTGTTGCTCGTCGTGTAGTCTCTTGTCTCTCAGTTTAATGATCGGGGACTCTGCCGCATATTGCCGCATCATTTCGACGCAGGCACCTATGTCGAACTTGTTTGCTTCCCTGATCATTCGCCAATGTTTTCGTATTCAATTCGCGGAACCGTCGTGCCGCCATTGCCACCGTTGCCGCCGTTGATGCCGCCCGGACTTGCCACGCCGCCACCGGATGCAGGCTTGCCAAAGTCAAAGTAGGTGCTAGAAATCGCGTCAACACGATCCATTGACGTTTCGCTAGTACCGTATCGGTCTTGCCAAATTGCTTTGTTGGTCTTGGAAGATGCCACATAGGTTTCTAGCACCCGCTTCATGGAGGTGCAGGAAATCGAGCAAGTGGCAATACGGCTTCGTACCTCGTCGTTCCAATCCTCGGTGATTGAGACATTGGTAACGATGCCTTGATAGCGTTTGAAGAACTGCTGCGTTGGCGTGGTAATGATCTGATTGTTGGAGTCAAGGAAGCCGCGCCAAATTTCGACGGTGCTGCCCTTGATGTCTGCGCTTAGGATCAGTGCGACGTTGGCCGGGTTGATGCCGGTGAGCGACACCATCATGTCGGTTGAGGTTGACTTGATATTGCGCTCGACCTGACCGATCCCGAGCAGCGACCCCATCCCCGAGAACGTGATTCCGCTGACAGTGATAGGCGCGGCCGCGTTGCAGAATGTGTAGGTTGTTGGCGATGTCTTACCCACCACCATCCTGACAAACTCGGCGTGTCGGATGTTTGCGCTGTTCAGCGCGTTCATCGTGGTGCTCATGGCGCGACGTTCTCCCGAAACACAAAGGGCTGATCCCAATTCACAAACGCGCCATTGGTCATCGGCGTCAGCGTGTAGGTCGGGCAAACTTCCGCATACACGGGGAAGTAGACCGCAGACCCGACTGCCGTGAGGGTGCCCGTGCTAGGCGTGCCAATGACGGGACGATGCAGATTGACAGATACCGTCGAGCTACCACCGCGTAAGACTTGTTGCGTGACCTTGTAGACGTAGCTGCCGAGTTGCAGGAAGTCGCCTGCCGCAAACACAACCGTACCCGCGCCGACAGCGGGAAGATTGCCGACAGTGATGGTTTGTGAGTTTGCCGGGGGAACCGCGTCGAGCGTCAGCGCCGCCGCCTGTCCCGCGCTTAGGCCACCCTTGTAGTCGGTGAACCAAGAGAGCGTGGTTCCGCTGAACGTGATGTTTGCGGGAAGCTCGCGATCCAGGTTGTCGATTGTCTGAATGACATTTCGAACTTGCGGGTAATACAGATAGTTGTGCGGGACGATGGTAAACACCCAAGGAACAGACGTAAGGTATTGCGCCGTCCTGATTTGCCCGCCCCGCGTAACTTGCTGACCGACCGTACGCCGGTTGTTCACAGTCATCGACTGCTGAATGTCAACGATGGTCTGAAACGACATTTACATTCTCCCCGGCGTGACAGCCAAGCCTTTTTGCGCGTACTGATTCGCCGCCCAAATTGCCTTAGAACTACCAAGTAGTCTTTGCTCAAACGACTTAACATCAATCGCTTGAATGTTGTAGTTCGTGATGTTGGTCGAAGCACCCGCGCTTTGCAGGCTGTGATTCGGAATAATGGTGCCACTCATGCGGGGCACGAACAGTTCAGGCCCACGCTCGCCCACGAGATAGGCAGAGTTGCCTGTAACCGTGCCGCCCATTGCCCGCGTGGGAAGGTTGAAGCCGAAGACGTTTGCCAACAGCTTCATGGCCGAAGCCTTCAGTTGAATGGCAATCATGTCAAGGATGATGCTGCGAGCAAACTCTTTAAAGTTCAGCTTGCCGGTACGCACGAAGTCATCAAGCGCACGAGTCATGTTGCCCATCAGCGAACCAAAGATCGTCGCGCCGGTTTCCATGTCTTTCGGGAAGTTCTTGAAGAAGTCTCCCGCAGCTTTTCTTACGCCTTCAAGCACTCCCAAGTCTTTGTCTGCCCTCTCTGCTTCATCCCGAATGATGACGAGCAATTGGTAGCGTCGCTCATACAGATCATTCAGTCGTTTTTCAGCGGCTTCACGATCTTTCGGGTCAAGAGAGGCTTCGTTAAGTTTTCTTTGTTCTTCCGCAAGTTCAGAAGTGAGCTTGATTCTTGAGCGCAGGAATTCGTAGTTGTAGTCACGCATCTCGCTGCGTCGCAACTCAAGGTCGGTTAGTCTTTCCTCAGTAGCGAGTGCGCGACTTTGCGCCTCGTCATACTCCTTGATTGCCTGCACATAATTTATGTATGAGACAGTCGCATCGTCGATGTCTTTCTGCTCTTCCATCCGAGCGCGGTGTGCTTTAGCGGCCATATCGCCGCGCCGCTTAATCTCTGCCTCTTCCTCGCGCTTGCGCTTTTCTGCCTCGCGCTTGCGCTTTTCTTCTTCAGGATCAACGCCTTCTTTTACGTCCCGAATCTTTGGGCCTGCCGCGCCGCCGACCAAGGGGGGATTGATAAAGCCGCGCCCCGCTCCGGCCTGAGAAGTGCCGGATTGCATTTGCTTGAGTTCGCCATTCATCGCCGCAAGGATCGGTTGCCATTTGGCAAGCTGATCTTGCGCTTCCTTCATCCTCTCTCGATACGTGCCCTTCCAAAACGCAGACACGTTCGGGTCTTGAAGCAGCTTCCCCATCGCGGCAATTTCTTCTTTTGCCGCCGTGATTTGCATTTCAGCGAAGTCTTTTTTGAGCGTGCCGAAGAATCCCTGAATCAGCGTGCCCGACTTGGCGTGCCCGCTCATCTTGTCCAATGCTTCGTTGATCTTGCGAATCGCAGGCTCTAAGAAGTCAACAAAGTTGAGCGTAAGATTGCGACTTGCCTGACCGAGCTTGTCATAGAAGTCAGCAAGCAACTTGATTGCATTGGCCTGTTTCTCTGTAATGTCGTTGGACTTGCTAATACCTTCTGCAACGCCCGCGATGTCCACGCCTTTTGCCGCTTTACCGAGCAACTCCATTGCTTTTGCGGAGCGCGTCAGAGGGTCTTCAATCTCCGCAAGTCCTTGGATGGTTCGCAGGAAAAGCTGCTGACTTGTCAGAGTTTCAAGGTCTTTGAGCGAAACGCCAATCTTGGCAAAGTTGCGTTGCGCCTCAAACGATCCATCTGCCGCCTTGTCCACATAGTTAGTGAACGAGGCAAACATCTTGCCTGCGTCTTCAGCTTTGCCGCCTGAGTTGGCTAGGGCATTCTGTAGCTTGATGACGGTATCAATGGCCACATCGTTTGCCGCTGCCACGTCAGCGATTTCATCGGCAAACAACATTGCCTTGGTGGTCATAGCAGCAAATGCCGCCGTCGCCACCGTTGCCATGCCTTTTGCCTTGCCGACAAACTCCTCCATCTTCTTGCCCGATTGAGCAAGACCTTGGTTGAATTCGGCAGTGTTCAGCCCGAGCAATACGCCCAAGCGTGCA